CTCCGCTTGCGCCACCGGCTTGGCCGGGGGCGGAGGGGGGAGCCGTTGCTTCTTTTAGGGAATCGGTCCAAGAGGGTTGGGTGTCGCTCTGTAGCGGCTCCAATCGCCGCGCTGATAACGCTGCTTGCTGCGCCTGCATGGATGCCAACCCTACGGGTTGTCCCAAGCCAAGCCGCCTAGGCGGGGAGTACCCTACCCGCTGCTCCCCGAATGCGGAGGGCAGCGATTGCCCCATCTGCTGACTTTCCCGCATCTGCTGAAACGACTGCCGACCCCGTGGCTGCATCTGCTGCGGCCCAGGCTGACCTGAAATAATCTGCTGCGGCCCAGGAGGAGGTGATGTTGGCTGGGCGTAGCCTGGTCCCCCTTGTGGAGACGGAGGAGACGGAGCAGACATTCCGGCCATTTCCCGTTGCAACATCGGTCCATTCGGAGTCTGGACCATCTGGTTGCCGAGTTGCACGGAGGAGAGCGATTGCCCCATCCGATCCCTCACATCCTGCGGTGCCTGTTGGAGCTGCTGTGGCCCTCCATACATACCACCCATTTGAGGCTGACCATACTGCTGCTGCTGCATCTGCTGCGGCCCAGGCTGACCGTAAGGCAGTGCTTGCAGAGAAGGATTTGTCCACTGCGGCTGCGGCCCACCCTGCTGCCGTCCTGGATTTGTTGACATCCACTGCTGCCGCTGCTGCGGCTGCGGCCCAGGCTGACCCTGCATCCGCCGTGGCTGCTGGAATCGACCACGCAACCCACCTATGCCTCTGCCGCGAGCGCCACCAAATCTACTATCTATTTGCATTTAACTTGTCTCTACGCCGAAGATGCTAAACGCCATATCTGCCGAACTTGCATAAACCGTAATGACATCGTTGTCGCTTAGGGTTATGCCAACAATGATGAATACCGTATCGTTGGCAGCAACTGATTTCCCGTAGTAGATGTAATGCTCATTTGCTACGGTTGCGCCCGATGGACGGACAGCCACCCTAAAGGTGAGTGCCCCATCAGAGCGGTTGCAGGCGGCAATAGAACTGACCGTCGTCACAGTATTATCCGGCACCGTATACAGATCGGTGTTCGTTGTGGCTAACGGCGCTGATTGCCCCAGTACTTTTAAGATATCAGCCATTACTAGCACCCAGCAATAGGAACTGGTACTTGCGAAGTGACAAAGAGCTATCCTTGTCAGCTTGTATTTTTACAGCATGGATGTCGCTACTAACATCTTGGAAGTTTTGTTCGATGGTTCTACGAGAGATACCCTCGTCGTACTCCTCATATTCTTCTGTTGCGCGATTAAGCGAACGATACGTTTTAATGGTCATCGTCTGCCATCCGTTCTACCGTCAAGTCTTACCTGCCCAATACGCCAACCGTATCCGGCACCTGTACTCTCCACCTTCATAGACACCTGTCTGGCCCTACCACGAATAAACGATTGGTCTGTGGCAGATGTTATCGTGGCACTCGCTATCTCGGATTGTGCTTGCGCGGGATAGTTGTGCCCGTTCAGGCTAACAGTCACTTCGTCGGAAGAGTCACCGTCTCGAAATTGTATATCTGGTATAATTCTATTCAGTGACCAAAACTGATAACCATCACCAAGTTCAATGTCGCCCGTTTCGATGTAGGCCGTCATCGCTGACCCGTCATCGTCATGGCCGTTTTCGTGACTGTACAACAGGTTTGGATAAATACCCCTCACGGTGATTCTCCCGCCCGTAGCAGAAGATGTCGCGAGATCTGCCAAGGTGATCGTATAGGTGTCCGTATCCGTGACGGATGTAACGGTATTCTGATTGTTAAGCACTACAGCCGATAAGCCACCAACTGTCGATACGTTTTGCAAAATAATCTCGTCGTTTGCAATAAGCCCGTGGCCCGAATCTGTAATCGTAACTGTACCAGAACCACTACTTGTCGCTATGGGACTACTACCTAAATCCCTTTCCCGTATCGAAGAAGCAAGCGGGTAGGATTTAGTGCCAGCATGATTCCATGCACCACGCACCATTGTTCCGGTATACCAAATGTTTTCGGCATAGTTAAAGATGACGTACTTGTCGATTTCCCCATTACCAGACTCGGACGGATAGAACCACATAACTTCAGAAAAGTCTGTGTTTGATCCAGTAACAACCTTATAGGCTTGGCTGTCGTCAAAGTCATCGAATACGGTGCCCAACACAGGGCAGACAAGTCGCTGTGCTGTTCCGCCATAGCTGTAAAATGCACCGCGATCCATGAAATAAACCGTACCACCTGCGTTTACTGCCGCATCAGGCGATACCATCGACATACCCTTGGCTGTCTCTGTGAATGAGAAGTAAAAGGGACTGCCGACATACCTCATGGATACAATGCCGTTGTCAGTCCAGATCAGAGTTTCCTGACGAGTTGCCATGGCACCGATGATTTCAGAACCGGAAGATATTTCTTGGCCACCCGCGCTGTTGGTCGATAACGGTTGCCACGCCCCAGCAGCTTCTGAACTAGACCACCTAACAAGCAATGGATTGATCGCAGTTTCACCAATATTATTGCAGCCAAAACAAATAACGTGGCGGGCGACATCCGATATCATCACTTGATGAGCGGCGATAGGCGTGTAGTAAGTTCCTGCACTATAGGTTGCGCCTACGGAGGAACCACCACCTGTCGCGGTACTAGTGGCGTTGCCACCACCAATATCTGCCGTAAACGTGGCCTTAGTTGGCACGGAGGCTATTGTCATCTTTACGTTCAATCTTGCCGCAGCTATACCGCCCGTAGCAGTAGCGCCAGAAATTGTGACCGTATCTCCGACGGAGGCTCCATGGCCCGCCTTATCTAAAATCGTAAGAACGGTACCACCACTAGCGGTCGTTATTGGGTTACTTGTGAGGTTTACAGATCGCCGTGTTGTGTCGCTTAGTGCGACAGCAGCAGTTCCCGTACCTTCACTTTCATCCCAATAATAAATATTTCCTTGGCGAGCATTGACGATCATATCGTCGCCAAAATTTACCATCGACCACAAACGCAACTGCAAAGACTGACCCAGGGTAGCACTAGATCCCCACCCAATACCAGTACCTACGGCCCCCCCTCCCCACACATCCGCGCCCCAACCAGAACCCTCTACGTATTCGTTCAATCCAGTGTTGATTTGAAATGCAGCGGTTACACCGCTGCCTCCACCACTCGCGCTAGATCCTGCTTTCACAGAGCATACAACCCGGAACTTAGTGCCGGGATTAGCGTTATCGGGGTCACCAAGTGCCACAATACGATGTTCTGTATTGAGTGCGCCTGTAGTAATACTAGCCGTAGCGGTCGCACCAGCGATAGTTACATAATCGCCTGCAACTGCACCGTGGGCGCTTGTCGTGTCTATGGTTACAACAGCAGTGCCACTGACAGCCGTGATCTTGTTTGCACCAAGGGTGATCGTGGTACGAAGAGGGGTAATATCGTAGTAATTATCACCAAAATTTATATATAATTTTAGATTGGTTGCGACTCCAACGTACTTACTACCGGAATCAGTAACCCAATCGTGAAGCTTTCTGGAGGTTCCTAAGTAACTCGCCAAAACATATTTAACCCAACCACCAATTTTCTCAGCGAATCCCTTACGGAATCGCACCTTATCAGAATCATACCAAGTACCCTGTGCGGAGTACCTGGTACCATCCGTGAAAAGCCCAGCCTTGGGTGCGATTTTAGTAAAGGGCATGGCTGCTATTCCTTAGTGATGCCGTTACTCGTACTGACCGTCAAACAACGCTTACTCGGATCATCATTGTCTAAGTCGCCTCCGATAATCTCATCATCGGAAGACATCCCTAGACCTATGAGAAAGGTTTCCCATTTGGACTGAGCATCAATGTGTATATGGCGAGATTCATTCACGGCCCGAAGTAAGTCTTTAGCTAGATCGGCTTGCTGCAAAGAAAAACAAATATCTCTGGTGAGTAAGCCGTTCGTCTCTTTCTTTTCTGACATCGGTGACTCTTTCTTTGAGGTTTTTTGTTTACTTTTCAATCGGCGCAGGGCCTTCTTCATGCTCATTTCCGGCCAGTCCGTTCTTCTGTCTGTACTTCAAGCTTCGTGATCCGTTCCGAGTGAAGGTCCAGTCGGTCATCAAGGCGACGGCATAACCGTTCCAGCTCTTTTGTCGTAGCCTTTAGTCCGTTTAAGCCCACCTTTACTCCCCCATACGCAGCGCCAGCCGCTAGTATCGGCATCAATGGACCGGCCAACAGGCTCATCAAAGAACTTACGTCAGTTTCCATTCCGATTCCTCATTTCAAACATTCTCATTTCCATACAACTCCTTAATGTTGTCTTCCAATAGCTGGCGCTGATCATTAGACAGATTAACTGGAGGCGTCTGTTCCATAAGATCCTCCGCTCGCTGGAACCAGTCCATACCATCCAGCGCATACTTATGATCGACGCCAACGAGATCGAACCAAACGGCAGCGTCTTGACTGCCTAACCAGATAAGCGCGTTGGTACTCCCTTCGGCTGGAATTCTTTCCGACTTCCGCTCATCACGCATCTCCTTCATAGCTTGAATTAGCATAGCGCATACCAGAGATATCTCCGGATTTCCATGCCCGCTGAAGTGAATAAGAGGTGCGCCCATCAGCTTTGCCACGGTGGCATCATCAACTCTGTCGTCGGCGTAATCTCCTCTGTAATCATCGCGTCGATTTTAGCCTTGAGTCTAGCCACTTCAACGTCGCCTAGATTAGCTGTAGTCCAGCCCTCCACATCGCCTTTCGTGAGATCAGCAAACGGTGTGAACGCATCGCCCTCGGTATAGGTGCAGCCGACCCTGCCATATACAAAGGCTGAATGACCATCTCCGTCGTCGCCGCCTAGTCTCCAGCGGATATTGTAGACGACATCCGTCTGGCCCTTCGCAGAGGGGGAGGCGTCTAGTCCCGAGAAAAACCATGTATAAGTCATTTTATCATCCCGAAGAGATTTTTACGGTTCCACTATCATTCCAAAACGCACCCGCGACACTCGGATCTGAGGTCGTCATAGCCGCATGAATGATATGTCCCGCCTTAACGTACAGGGCCGCACTAGCCGTACCCTCAGTGGGGGCCGCAGTGATGTAAATAGTCGCTGCGACCGTGACAACGCCGCTTCCGCCTAGATTGTCAACGATAATCGGCTCGTCCACCTTGAGAGATGCGACGACTCCGATGCTCTCAGTGGCCGACTGCGTGTTGATATTGCCCCGGATATGGGCGATTGCGAGGCTTCCGGTGTCTCCTGCGGCACCTGTCAAAGCGTGTTGGAGCGCAGTCCCCACGGCCAGATTGCCCGAGCCGTCAGACGTATACGCTCCACCTATAAGGGTGGCTATTCTCCCGTCTGCTGTCCCGCCTATCGCGGACGGGCCAGTCGAAGTTACCGTGAAGGCTCCCGTCAGTGTGCTTATGCCATCCACGACTAGCGTCTGAGTGTCTACCGCAGTGGTAGTAATTTTGCCGGTCGATGGGTTATAGGTCAGCGTCCCATCACTTTCCAAGCCGAGATTGCCGCCATCTATATCTCCACCGGCAGTGAAGACGATTGCGTTGTTTTCGTTTGTAGACTCGTTGTCAGTGATTGTGAGCGTAGTCGCCAGAGTCGCAAGAGCCACGGCGATGTTGGCTGTGCCGTCGAAACTTGTCCCTCCAATAGTTCTGGCGGTTTCTAGTGCAGTAGCTTCAGCAGCGAGCGCCACGGCAATGTTGGCCGTGCCATCGAACGACGTACCGCCGATGGTGCGAGCGGTCGCTAGTGCGGTCGCTTCAGCAGCAAGGGCCACTGCGATGTTAGCTGTGCCGTTGAAACTTGTGCCGCCTATAGTGCGAGCAGTTTCTAATGCAGTCGCGGTACTAGCGTTGCCAGTCAGGGCTCCGACAAGCGATGCAGAGGTAACAGTGTCCGTCGATGTAACGGCATCCACCCACAGGTTCGCCCAGCGTACTCCAGTAGTTCCTAGATCATCCGTTGAGTCTGTGTCTGATACTACATCGTCACCGTGTGTGGTAACGCCTGTGAATGAAGTCGCACCTGCTACGCTCAAGGTGCTGCTCAACTCCAAATCAGCGAACACATCTAGAACAGCCGCACTACCAGCAGCACCATCTGTGTAGATAGCCGCGACCTTGCCATTACCGATTGTAATGTTGGCCCCGGAACCTTGACTAATAATGATATTCTGAGATCCGCTTGTAGCATTCTCAATGAACCACACCTTGTTGATGGTGTTCGGTGCCAGAGTAATGGTACACGCGGAGTCCAGAGTGCCTGTGTATTTCAGGAACAAGGCACGGCCTTCGTCGGCAGCGCCATCTGCTACGGTAGTAGTATGGGTATCAGCGTTAGTCGTGATCGCTTCCGTACCAGAACCAAGGGCATCTGCTATAAGCTCTAGGTTCGTATTGGTGGAGGTGCCCCAAGTACCCGATTCGGCACCTGTCGCAATTTCCTTTAGTCTCAGATTATTGACGTATGTTGCCATGTCTCTTTCCTATCTCTAGCAGAATCATTACGAGGGCACGAGTGCCCAATCAGGTGTCTGCGAGTCAGATACTTCTGACCAACTTGGTGTCTGTGAATCATCTATTATCGCCCAAACATTTACTCGTTGCGTTTGTCCAGTCGCAGACAAACCTGTGACGGAAACAGTTACTCCAGTACCGCCACTTGCTGTTACTGACCCAATCGCACTGGTCGCGCTCAACCCGGTAAGCGTAAGGTTGGAGTCTCCGGAAACAACCACCGATCCTACGGCACCCGTTCCGGCTATTCCCGTTACCGTAACATTTGATGTACCCGTTACAGTAACGCTTCCTAACGCTCCGGTTCCCGCTACTCCTGTTACCGCGACGGCAACATTTGTATTGCCCCAGGTATCGGAGCCCCACGTACCTCTGCCCCATCCGCTAACGGGCATTTTACGCTATGCGAATAATCGCATTGCTCGCATCTGCTGCGGGAAACGCAATTGAGAATGTCCCAGCAGTTGCAGTCTTATCTGCACCAAAGTCCAACACCAATACTGATGTATCACCAGTTGTGTCTTCATTGAAGATCAAGGCACCTCTGGCTGTAATCGTGGCTGTCGTCCATGACGTATCAGCAAAGTCAGTTAACGCCGTAGTGCCACTAGACGATGGATTTACCCGCGTAAGAGTATTGCCCTTAGCGGTATAACCTGTGCCGCTGATTTCATTGGTTGTAGCATACGCCGTAGTAGATGCGCTCATAGTCGCACTGCTTGTATACAGCGCAATCTTAAAGGTGTTACCACCGCTATTTAGGAAATTATGCTTTGCCTCAAGCAATTCTTTCTTAAAAGACGTACACATCGCCTGAGTAATCGCCATTACATTTTCTCCACAGAATTAGCTAAATCGTTGTGTCCAGCTACGCGCAGTAGGCTAACAACACGTGAGCGATCTTCGTTGATCGCCTCGTACATATAGTACGCCGCAGCCTTGTAAATAAGATCCTTAAACTCCAACGCTTGCTCCGCTATTAACGGGTGAGCGTCCTTTCCAACACTTACGATGTGGTCGGCGGCTCTTTTCGCCCAATGTTCCGGGCCAAGTGTCGAGTCATTTGTCGTAACGACGCTGACATCACCTATTTCTCCGCCAATCATTGAGCAGCCGTCATCTGCGGCGACACCCTTATCGTACCATCCCTGTATTCATCACCAGTCATTCGCCCTTCAGCTTCTATTTGCAAGAGCCCCAATGCTCCTTGGTATCTCTGTTGATATAGCTGCATCATATCCGCATCACCCTTCATATAGGTATATGCTTCCACTAAGCAACCATACAGTAGAACCGTATCGGCATTAGTGCCTAGCCACGAAGAACCCGCGTCAACAATTGAGGCTGGCATGTGGTAATAATGAAGCTCCGTGACAAAATCAGCATTAGGTGTAGGGCCAATAATAAATGTATCACTGGTAAAAACACCGTAATACTTGGGGATCCCTTCTGTAGATGCGTTGGGATACGTCGATCTAATGAAGTTTGCATCTTTGTTCAATAAAAATATTTGGTTACTGGAACTTGTAATCGCCAATGATAACGGGAACAAGAAATCGGTAGGCACTTCCAGGTATTGATTGCCGTCGGTAATCGTGCCAGCAACATTCTTGCGGCTCGAAGGCAGGTTAACCGAACGATAGATGCGATGTTCAGCCTGCTTAATGAATGTAGGAATCGCAGCTACAAAATTCGTTTCTGTATTCTGGCAATAATCCTTGATGGCCGCAGTCAATTCAGCGTAGGTCATGTGGTCACCGTCACGATGCCCACCTTACCACGGGCCACAAGGTTGCCCGCAGCACCCGCATTACCATTCCCAACGGGATCAAATGCCGAAAGTCTTCGACTAGCATCCTGGGATAAGTCGGGGCGTGGATTCTTAATGGCCTGTGGATCAGCATAATCGCCAAGCCTGCCGAGAAAGTTCTGGGGTTGATCCTTGTCTACCATATTCTTACCAACCATCAAACCCGTCATGCGGCCAGCCTTAACCTGCGGGACCAGATCCTTGAGCTTGTAGCGAAACCCGGTACGGTCGCAGAACCCAAAAGCATATTTGCCCTTAGCGTACTTAGCCATCAGCTATACCCCCCAGGCACAAAATGGACCGAAGCGCGATCACGATCTTCCTGTTCCGCCAACTGCCATTGGAATTCGTATTCAGCTTTAAGTTCAGCAGATCGCACGAAGGCTTCGGGATACTTTTGTGATATGAGGTATGCCAAGCCGGATACAAGTGCCGGGAGAAAACGAGCAGGTATATCAGCATTGTTTGACCCTACTGCGCCCGTATCCTCAATACGCCGAATACGCTGATAAACAAATGTGTAATCTTTATTAGGGGTGGGCCAAAGATATACAACCGGAGCATCACGTTCCTTAGCGATATATAAGTTTACGGGACGCCCTTCGGTCAGCTTGTTTGGGATGGACGAATACTGCGACACGCTGAATCGCGATAGCGGTAAGTCAGTCTGTGTAGTACTAGATCCATCACGAATCCAATGCTGAATTAAATCTATGGTATCCGCTGGTAGCGTGATCGTAGAAGTGCCACTCGTTGCGGTAGCAGTTCCTTGTTCTACGGTCCAGAAGTTGAGGCCACGATTTGTCCATTCAAGGGATAGCAGATTCAGCGACCGACGAGCTGTATCCATATCGTAGCCCGTCTTCGACTGGAGGCCGCATCTTTCAAATGCCTCTTCTACAACCTCTGAGATCTCAAGATTGAACGTAGCGGTTCCAGACGTAGCCATCAGTCCGAGCCCACATCAGAACACCCGAACTTTTTGCGTACAGATTCCTTGTAAGAAACGACACCGCCCTTGGCCAGCTTGGGCATTCTGGATCCATTACCAACCATTCCCTTGGATCTCATGTGAGATAGGTCAGCAAGATTTGTGTTTTTAGCCACTGCTTTCTTGAGCATACCGCTGCTAATTAGTCCGTTTGCAGCATAGTTCAGAGCATCGGCCTTGGCCCGCTCCCTATCTGACATTAGTAACTCTTCCTTAGGGCCACCATTACGGTATAGCGATCACCGGAGTCGTGGCCTGTAGTGGTAAAGTTTACATCCCCGGTCGGACTAGATGCATTGTTCGTGAGTGGGCCAGCCTGTCGGAAATCGTAGAAGCCGTAGCCACTAAGCGTCCAAGCGATAACATCGGTGCTGGCATCCCAAAGGATGTCCACAGTCATACCGGAGCAGTCGTACCACATCTGCTGGATTGTTACGCCAGTGCAGGCTTTTGCCGTGCCGGATTCGGCTTGGAGGCCAGATACATCGACCTTCGTAACTGCGGCTTCACCACTACCATCAGAGATGTTGGTGAACTTCAACACGGCAATTCGGTCGCCGTCTTGGATCGTCTGGGACGTTACTGCGTCAGCCATCTAATTCTCCCCGCGAGGACAGGGCTTTCGCCCCGCTTGCAATAGGAGATACGGCCACCCACCCATTTAGATGGGTGGCCTATCTCATTCTAATATACCACTTGGATCACTATGCAACAGTCGAAATAGGTGACCCAGAACCAACCGTCATCCAAACCTGCCCAGTGCCATTGTCAGATACGCAAACAATGCGAGCAGTGGAGCCAACTACGGTTGACGCGACAAAGGTGAAGGTGTCGCCAGCTACATCAATTACAGCATTAGCTGCCGTTCCGCCCGTCAGACTTAGCTGGGCGCTAAACGCACTACCCGTAGCTGCTGGGATAGCAATCGTTGTCGTTTTGCCTGAGCCTACAGCAGTAGTGACCAGGAAATCGAAATACGCACCCGTGTTAGCGCCTGAAGACGCTGGGATGTTAATCACATTGTCTAGTGTTCCGTGAATCAAAACAATGGAACCTGACTGCGCGATGGTTAGAGCAGAGGTAATCGCCCCAGAAGCTTCCCAAGTCGTAATGATCGGGCGTCTTGCTGTCAGTGTGCTGCTCGTAGAAATAGCGCCACTTGAATCAACATCGAAGTTGGTAGTGAACTCACCAACTGCGCTTTTGGTAACTTGCTCGAATCCGCCCTCTGAGCGGACTGGTCCTGAAAAAGTTGTGTTAGCCATTAGTTTCTCCTGTCGTGGCTAGTGTCTATCAATGAATTGATAGTCAGGGAAAAGAAGGAGCAGGAACGGCCCCGATACGGGACCGTCCCCACCCCCCACTTACTACGCTCCGGGCGAACCCCAGATCCCAAGGGGATCAGAGACGCCAAAGCTATACCGCTCGCGAGCCTTGTAGCGAACATTTCCGGTATCAAAGTCACCGTCCATGCTCGTTTCCAGTGCTACACGCTTAAAGTGCTTCATTCCGTCTGGAATATCTGTCAGAAGGAACCACGCATCCGTGTCCGTTAGATAGTGATTCACAACTGTACCTCCCGAAATAATATTCATCGAACGCAAGGCGTTGATGTCATTATCGGCAGTCCCAGGACGAAGGTCAGACTTCATCACTCGTGTCGCCACAAACTGCAAATCGGGCGGAATGACAAGCGTCTTCGGGCGAGCAGCGATCAACAGACCACGCTCATCCGTCCACTTACCAATCTGAATTACAGCAGCCTCAAGAGAAGTTTCATTGAGGTCGGCAGCAGTAGCTGGACGATTGGAGTTGAAACCACCTCCAACGAGAGGATGGCCCCCTCCGCCAGTAACGCCATCACCGACAGCCGTAAACAGATTTACACCATCTCCACCCTGGTAGGCGGCAGTGAACCCGTTGTTAAGCGGGAATACAGACTTCACCTGCTTGGTGTGGGCCATGGCACGAGCCAAAGCCTTGGTGTAACGAGCCGACAGAGAATCATAAAGATTATCCTCCATTGCCTCTTCCGTAATCGCAAAGCCCATTGCAATCGTTTCATGGTTGTACCGCGCCACGAACGATTCCTGAGCAGCGTCATACGAAATTGCATCACCCTCATCCTTCACAGGTGCTGCATCAAAGCCCGAAAGCTTTACTTCTTCCTCAAAAGAACGATCCGAGCCTTCCGTCTCATAGATTTCGGTATGCTCGTCATCATAACGTGCATACTCCATTCCGAAGAGAGCGTTCAAGCCTGGAAGTAGTTCCTTGAGGAGCTGTGCGCGTGAAATAGCCATTTGTCAGTCTCCTATACGCCTGTGGCGTTCAAATAGGAATGATTAGAAGCTGACCCGCTAGACGCAGCGTTGAACTTCACGATTACATCTGGGAACGCATCACTTGCCGTTGTCCCTTTCGGGGGAAGGCTGGTAGGCCCATCAACAAAGCTGATGATACGAAGAGGCAGCGTGTTCGTTGTTGCTGGGGTGCTGCCATCAAGTGCGCTCTTGGACTTGCCAAAAGTAGTACTGCCTGCTGTCACAACAACAGATGCATTAAGTCCGCGATCCGTGGTGTTCAACGCCTCGTCGGCCTGCATCTGGAAAACGACCATAGGATCATCCAGCACATACGCCATCGCGTCAGTGGCTGCGTTGTCCGCAGGCCAAAAATTTGAAAACGTTTTCTGTCCGGATGTCGGGTCCGTATAGGAGCAACCCAAGAAAATTCCAACTGTGGTCAAAGCCGCAGTGCCAGCATCTTTTTCAATGGTACCATTTGCCGCAACCTTAACGAAATCACCATTAGAAATCTGTGTATCGTATGTAGTAATGATCGGCAAATGTCTTGTCTTGCTAGTAAATGACCCAGAAGCACTCAAGGTGCCAACAGGCCGAGCCCCGTATGGGGTTGCTGTAATAGCCATAATATTCTTCCTATCAATTTCTTCAAATATTGCTAATTAGATAACCTCAGCGTTTACCACCGCCGAAGGTTACACGAGTTTGACGATCAGGCGGGAGAACGGGCATCCGAGGATCACTTTCCCGCATATAACTGTTATCGACGGCCTGCATCTGTGAGGCAGCGTGTCTTTCGTAATACTCACGCCTCTTGTCTACGCTTTCCTCAGATTGTTTGCAGAGCAATAGCCCACCAAGTTCGATTCCTCCTCTCTCCTTCCACTCCGATTTATGATCGCTCATAATGCGGAGTTCTGGATGATCTTCAGCTTTAACGGGTTCCCATCCTTCACGGAATTTCTTGGAAACATTCGTGTTGTCTGGGCTGCCTACCATAGATGTTCGTATCCACCTGAACACCCAGCCATCCTGAGGATCGGGATCTGGAAGAACCGATGCAGGTTCCCAAGAAACATCACGAGCCTCGCTTTCACGAGTATCTGCTTTCCTGGATTCCCTGGGGGCGCGTTCGTTAGCCATTAGGCCATCTCCTTGATTATCTGTGCCGCATATTGCTGTGGCGTTATACCCAAGCGTTCCGCGAGTTTAACTTGAGTCTGTGTCAGAGTGACCTTATGCGATGGCGCACCACTATTTCTAGATGCTGGCGCAACCACCGGATTCGCCTTGCGACGAGATGCAGCATCAACTACGACAACATTTGAAGATGTCGAGTCGGTGCCGAAGTGCGTAGGAAAAACTTCTTTCATACGATTATCTATCAACTTATAATACTCATCAGAATTCGGGTCAATACCCTCTTCTCCTACTAGTCTTTCATGTATGCCGTATGCAAGGCTTGTCATCTCCCTGTCTTGACCAAACCATTCATTCGATTCTTGCCAAGACACAGCCTTAGAATCAGGCTCCGGGGGCGCTTCGGGTACATATTGCTGAGAAGCCTGGTTTTGCAGCTCCTGGTCCTGGGCAAGCACGTTACTCTTCCAGTTATCAATAATTTTCTGCGAAACAGACGGTGCATAAGCCTGGGCAAGCTGCGCGTTGGTCAAATCTTTTTGCGCTTTTGTAATTTGATCCGAATCGCCGGACTCATGCGCCTGCTTGAAGGCTTCTTCGGCAACAACAAGCGTGGCACTAGCACGATGCTTTGCCTGATCCGTCAATGCCGTCTGAGAATCCTGAACAAGCTGCACAAGGCGTTGATTTTCGGTTTGTAGCCCCTGTGTGTAGTTAACGGCCTCATTTGCAAGCTTATTAGAAGCTTCCTTGGCCCTACGCTCCTCGTGATACTCCCATTTTAGCTTTTTAATGCGCTTTTGGGCACGATTCCCCAATTGTGAAAGCTCTTCGTCGGACGCGGTGCCCCCGTCTTCCGATGTTTCGGCTGCGGGAGCCCTTTGGTCCCCTTCTGGGCGATCATCTACGACCTCAACGTCCACTTCATCCGGCTTGGTGGTAT